ATCCTTAGGATTCCCAAATTTTGCCCCAAATTTGGTCATATACCCCGCCTCAGCGTTAGCGGTTTCTTTCTTTTTCAAGAAGAATTTTGGTGTTGCACCTAAAAAGTTAGAAATGGCATTTCGATAAAGAGTGTCTTCCGAACCCTCTTTGGTAGACCCTGAAACATCGTTGAACAAATACTCATTAATATCAGACAACAAAATATCAGCGCTATTATTCCTTTTCAAAAATTCTTCAGGATTTAATATTGATTCGAAGGGGAATCTTTCGGACCACCAAAAAGCAGCCAAATCACTGCCAGTAAGATTATCAGCAAAATTCCACTGGGCATAGGCATCTGTTGCCGACGGTCGGCGAGTGTTGCCCGGAATATTACCCGCAGTTATAGCAGAACTCAAGGATCCACTCTTAATCCCCGAAAGTGGCTGTGTAGCAGGGATAGGGTATATTGTCTGGCTTTGATTTCCATCTCGAAGCACTGGATAATCAACTGCTATACCCGACTTGATTGAATTATACATAATACCAGGGGCAAAGAATGGTCTTAGAAGAGTCCGCCAGCGCATACCAGAACTGCCGGAAGCCCCCGAGAATATAGAGGAGGGACTATAAGAAGAAGAAAACAAAGTAGCGATTTGCAAAGATCTATCCTGAGGATAAAAACCATCGTAAGGCAGGAACTTTATTAGGGCATCTGAGCTTATCTCTAGGTGTTTAGGATACTTGTTAAACAGCAAGTCAATCCCATGATCCATAAAGTCTTCCAAATTCTCGACGTGATCGGTATAGACATACCTTTCATAAAAATCATCAAAAGAACTGTTATAATTGTCGTGATTAGAGCCAGTAATAGACAAGGTTGATGTTACTCTATTTAGAGGATCCCTGTTTGATAAGTAAGTTGGGTAATGTTCGCTAACCCTGTATTCTGGAACTATTGTATATTCTTGTCCGGCGAGGCGGGTATCTTTATGATACTCCTCATAAGAATTGTAAAAAGGATATTGTCGAGCGACCGCATTTCCATAGATACCAACTCGGCTTCGACCCGCTGACCAAAATGGTCTAGATATTGGTCCGCCAGGTGCATGCCACGCTGGAGAGTAATCATAACTCTTGCCTGTGTTGATAAGGCGAGAAGGAACGGTGTAAACATACTGACTGCTCACTGTGTTTGCTCGGGTTACCTGCTGCGGAGAAGTGAGTGGTGCTGCGGTATTGTACGCTGTGCCATAATGTGTTAACAGCAATTCTCCGCAAGGCAAACCACCAGCAGCACCTGCCAAATCCAAATATAAGGATGTGCCATCAATATTGTTAAATTCAGAAAACAACCAACTGTCTAATGGCCATATTGAACCTGTCCCAGCCCCTGTCGGCACAATGCTACCATAAGGCTGTTGTTCCGAGTTTTGAAGCACGTATCCTTGAGAAGTTGTGAAGGCAGATTTCCAGCGATTTTTATTTCTGCTAACAATTGTCTGGTTTCCCACAGAGGAAAGGTCAGTGACACTTGTGAATCCTGCCATAAGAGAGGTAGCATAAGAAGTATTTATGTTTACATCATCTTTCCAGAAGTTTATTTTGAAATTTTGTCTAGCCCTAGACTCTGAAAAATATGTATATATTTCTCTTGGATAAATTGTTTCCTTATAACTGTTCATTTGAACTGTCTGAACACCATCTACAACAGCCAATACATTTTGCACATAGTGATCTCTTAAGATCTCATAAGGTCTTTTTATTTCCCCGTGCTGCCACTTCCATCTCTTGAAATGACGGTTGAGTGGGCGATTTGCAAACCCCATCAAAACGTTACCGTAAGAATAATCCACAGAAACATTTACTTCATCTTGCCTCCCGTATTGAGTTTGTGCAGCGGTACCTGGGTTTGTTTTTATGAAACTTCTCATTGGTTTATAGCGAGAGGTTATTGGCGTTTCCTTGTAAGAATTTGCGAAACGGCTAATAACAGAACCACCTACTCGATTAACATAGGTGCTTTTTTTCGCCCCTTCTACTACAACAATCCCCCCGTTATCTGGATTTTCATCCGGTCGAAGTCTTCGAGGATTTAAAGGCAGACGGTACATAAGGTTTTTATTTAAACGTCGAGCAGCCTTTATTTCTCCAGACCTAAGTTGAGAAAAGACTGAATAAAAAGGCTGCCGAGCCCACAAATATCTAACAGATCCTGCGGAGCCAGTAAATGCACTTCCAGGGAACCCAGGAGAGGTTCCAAGACTACTAGTATAAACAGTTAAATTTTCAGGCAACATAGTGCCGGATAGGATGTATTCTTGGTAACTTGGATTATTGCTGCCAGATATTGACCATAGCCACAACATATTATCTGCCGCAGGGATAGGACGAGTAACAAAACCATTATCCCTTACAGATCCAGTCTTATACAACCAAGGGTCTGAGGCAGGAGTGCCCTGCCAGACATCTATAACTCGTCGAAGAGTGGTATTTCTTTGTGTTTTATGTAGGGCTGCTAGCCCTCCGCCATTCATAGGAAATTTAGCAGAAAATCTATAATAACCATCACCACGAGAAGCATTTATTATATTGGGCTCTGATATAGGAGGAGTAAATGTTAGAGAATATCCTCCATTATTAAACCAAGATAGTGTATTGCCGCCTTTTACCGCACTAGTAAAATTAAATTCTGTGGTAGAACTCCCTATTGTTGAGTTAACTAAATTTTGCTGGAATCCACCCCACCCCGTATAAATTTTAAGGTATCCTTGTAGTCCAGCACCGCCCCCAAGTGACTGCCCCATTGTTCTATTTGTTATGTTTCCAACTCGTCTGACTGCTTCATTTCTAAAGGGCAGGGCATTATTGGGAGAAAATTGATCTGTTGGTATATCACGAGTCTGTTGGCTTGAGTCCTGCTTACTGCCGGGCGAAGCAAACTGGTTAGCAATAATACTCTTAGTTATACGACGACCCGTTTTTTGGCGAGGAGAAGAGTATATAAATGCACCAAAAATACCAGAACCAGAAGGGGATGCGGTCAACAGTGTCCTAGAAGATGGTGGCGTAACAAATATTGTAGGCATCGCAGAAGCCGTAGTTGGAAGCGATGACTGATCTAAAGAATAATCAGAGGTTTGATAGATAAAATCAACATTGGCTAAGGTTCTGTCTCCGCCTTCAATGACTTCATAATTTTCAGAAAAGTTGCCGACTGGGAGAGCACCCTCCCAGGCTTGAATAGAGCCTGTAAAAGTTCTAATGTTCTCTATATTTACAGGGGACTTTGAGGCTAATCCTCGAAGATAATTGCCCTTGGGCGTAATCCCGGTCGTAATGCGATTTAAAGCAATCTGGTCTGTGCTAAGTGCGAGTGTATGTGACTCAAGTCGAGGAAACGTAGAAATAAACTTCCTCATTGGATTCGCATGGCGTGCCTGAATTCCACCAACGTGCTGTTGGGTAAAAGGACCCTGCATAGGAACACTATGCTCTACAGGATGAATACTATCTTCGTGAAGGTTTGTTAATTCTACATTTGTTATCCCGTGAGATACCAAGGCTGCTTTGTAGTCGTTGACGTTTCCTACAGTTGCCGAAGAGGAAAGTGCAGTAAATGGAGACAACAGTTGTCCTTTATAATTCTGATATCCATCGGACGCCTTAAAAGATACGCTCTTTTTTTGAAGTTCGGGTGGTGTCAGTGGATCGTCACATGCTTCTTGGTCAAAGGCAAACTCAGTATAGATAACGTCTTTGACGTTTCTTTTTTTGTTAAGATATTGGTTTATTCCACCTACTATTGGGGTCTCGAATTCTCCACTAAAACAGTAGACATTACTGGCGGTGTGGAGTGTCTTAACCGCTCGTAAAATAGAAGTCTTATCTGAGTTGACCCCCGTTACCGAAGATGATATATTAATGTTATTTCTTTTTGCTTTTGTTCTCCACCACCAACAATTTTCAGACTGACTTTGTATTCCGGCAGTATTTGGCAAAGGTGCGTGATTATATTTCCAGCCTGGAACGTCCGGGCATACACTGCCGTCATTATTTTCTATGGTTGCTGTTGGGCTCTTAACATTTCTTTTAAATTGTCCTGGGTATCCAAACCGAACTTTTGGTCTCTCCAGTACGTGGCTTTCTACGACTGTCCGAACCTCTTTAGCAAAACGAGCGGAAGCAGGGAAAAGTTGCTCAATCAATTCCGACATCGATGTATCGATCCACTTATAGAAATTAACATATTTTTCAAAATCTATTATACGAGTATCAGAATTGCGGAAAAATATTTCCCTCATTTTTTCTAGAGACTTATAGTCTTGTCGATATTTGTATACGGGCTCACCAATTAAATTGTTCATCTCCTCAATGGATGCGAAAAGTTGTAACATTCTTTCAGATATGTTTTTGTAGAGGCTCTTTTCTACTGCATAAAAGTAAGATACAGGTCGTTGACTACGGTTAAATACTTCATCATCACTTACTACAATATTTACCATATCGCTGCTGACACCGTATTCTGGGACCTGAAGTTTTTGAGAATAGGTATATTGTTTTAAAGCCGTAGTTGAGTTGGGTTGGAAAAAGTCTCCACGACCCGTGTGCTGCCTGAGATTTAACTTAGAGAAATTGTCTCCCTGATAGTTACTCAAATAATCAGTGGAGTTTGAACCAGATGAAAAATCGTCTACCCAAAATCTACCAGATGCGTCACTTCCTGTTACATTATTAAAATCCCAATTTAAAGCAAGTGTTTGAATCTCTGGAACAAACACGCCTGGAGCGTTGTTTTGAAATTTATAAGCGTTTCTGTACGGATTTAGTCTACCAAAACTATCTGTTTCTTTTGCGTGTAGGTCCACTGTCCCAGTCGGAAGGTAATCTGTCCAATACCTGACACTAGAGACTCTTACATCACTTGTAACGAGATAAGATCCTGTAAAGTCTGTTCTTTCGGCTCCCGCATAAATTCTTTTAGCAAGGTTAAGATACTGAGAGCCTGAAATATAACTTACTTGCTTTTGTTCTGTGAAGCTATTTCTTAGTAACCCAGTGTTATAATTATAGCCGCACAACTCTACAGTATAAGAACTTGAGGCAATAGAAGACCCATCGCTAATATCTGTACCAAAAACTCTTTGAGCGAAAGGATATTTTGGGGCTCTAACACTGAGTGCTAGGTTCCATTTTTCATTTTCATACACGTTTTGGAAAATACTACTAGTAAGGATTACATTATTGTTTCTGTCCAAAACCGCAAAGTAAACATCTTTTACCTCGCTTGTAGGCGAAAAAATCTCAGCATATGTACTTGGTGACCTAATTGCTTGAACTCTTAGACCGAAGTCCATATATTGTGTCGCCCATTGTAGGGCTGTAGATTTGGGGGAATTATATTGGGGTGTATGAAACCCAAAAAGCGACGAAGTTTCAACAACTGGTACAGTGTATGATAATGTGTCTTTGGTGCTCTTATCGGGAAAAACAACTTCGCCTTCAAGGGTAAACGCAAATTCATTAAAAGTGGTTTCGTGACTTCCAGTGGGAGATGATCCAGAAATTAACCCAAAAGAAGATTGTGGTCTAGAAGAATCATAATACTGATACACTGTGCCGAAGGCATCTTGCTGGTTTCTCAGCCCAGAAAAGTCAACATACTTTTTATTACTTACACCATCCAAATAATTGCTTCGAAGAATAAAATCTTCATTGTTTGGGTAGATGTTAACTGCTACAATATTTTCACCAACACCGAGACATCGAATAAAGTTACGAATAGCCTTCTCGGTGCCCTTTGATTTGTAGATATAAACTAAGTTATTATATATGTTTTTGTAGATTGAGTTTTTTATGGAGAACAACGCCTGGTCAAAATTGATTTGCTCATCTCTTTGAATAAACTGTCCTAAAGTTCCAATGTTTTCGAAAAGTTCTGGTGCTTCTGTCCCTAGTGTTTCGATGAGTCTGTCATTATAAGGAAATTCGTTAAGACTCCCCGTTTGACTCCCGCTTGCATATGTGTTGTTTCTTAACTTTGAAACCGCACTTATTTGAGCATGTAAAACATCAAAATAGTTCGATATAACCTGAACCAAGTCTCCTAGTTCTTGAGAGTTTTGATTGTCTTGTTCTCTAATCCACTTTGGAAAGGTGTTAATAAGACCGGCTGAGTTGTTCAAGTCATAATAATTTCCGAGGCTTATTAGTGAATTTTTGTTGGTGTCATACGGGATAGTTTGACGAACCGCCGGGTCCTTAGTTTCGAATTTAGATGTCAGTGACATCTGATCAATAGCGGAAGAGGTGTTACGAGTCAGCGTACTGCTATAACCTGTAAAGGAGCCATTTGATATACGACCCGAATAATCGAGAACAACCTTATCTACACTTCCAGTTCCCGTAATGCCTTCATTAAACTTATAATATAGACCTAAAGCAACGTTTGCGTCATACTTGTTTGTGCCGCCATTTACGTGCGTAAACCAATATCTACCGATATCTTCTGCGCTTCGATTGGTCTTCCAAAACCTGAACTCGTCTAAAGACGCAGATAATTTACCTTGACCCACCTGATCGGCGGCGGCACCAAATTGATCTGCTAGCGCATAAGTTGTAGACGAAGTGACAAGTGCTCCAAGGTTTGCCCTTAAGGATCCTGTAACTAAGCCTATTTCAGCACCGGCAACAATATCCTTTTGAAAACAAACACCATCAACATAAAAGTCAAGTTTTGGCTGTTTCAGACTTGTGTCAAAAGCAAAAGCATAATGATGCCAACTACCACTCGATAAATCAAGCCCACCTGTGGTCGGAACTGGAGTAGAAAAATAAGGAGCCGGTGCTGTTGCACCAGACTGAACAGTTACATAAAACCTATCTTGTGCCCCGCCATTACTAGCAGATATATAAATCTGAAAACGACCATAAGAATTTGAACTAGCAGTAACTCCGTTCCATAGGTCAAGTATGACCTGGCGGTCGGAAGAAACTGTGGTGTCAGTAATCGCATCTTTTTTAAAGAAAAATTCAACAGTAGACCCGCTAGGACCGCCAAATTCTAAGTTGTTTGTCCTATCCTGAGCAACACTGTAAATGGTGCTTTTTTGAGGTCCGCCCTTAACGTTAATATACTCAGGATTAGAAGAAATGTCATACCCGTTTACTCCCGCAGTTATAGATTCCGCCGCCGAGTTGGCTCCAATAGTAACAAATCCTGTAGATCCTGGGTATTGTTCGTCGAAAATGTATTTTTCAAACAAATTTAAATCATTATAAAATTTTTCTTTTTCGAATGCCGAGCCATCATAAGGGTAATATCCTTGGATGTATTCAAAAGAATCTTTATAATATTTTTCTGCTGATCCAAACTTAGCAAAATTTTCTGGCTTTGAATAATCGACAGAAGGGATGAAAGTTTCTCTCTTTTTAAAACTTTCAGAAAGATGCCCGGCTGATTCCATACCGGGACCTGGGCTCCCAATGTCACTTTTCTTCAGATATTTACTAACAACAGTAGTTTGTTTGTTTTTCTCAAATAACCTTTTTATGGTCATGGCTCTTCTTCACTTATCCTAAACTTGAAAATTTCTGGCTGTATGACGTATTGTCCGTTTAATTTGTACGCCACTTGAATCCCATATGAGTATCCCTTGTCTAGATATGAAGTATCTAGATCAAAATAATTACCACTAACGTCATAAGACATAAGGGTTGAGTTCGTGCTCCCTGTACCAAAAGCAATCACGTCACTCTTGTCTATTGTCCTAAAAACTCGATAATACGCATTTTTTATAACCTCTGGCTTTACAGTGGCTACAGCGATATTGTATATATTTGGGTTCCAGTCATACGGTCGAACAAAAACACGAAGTCGAGGTTGCTGTCCTTGTGTGTATGTGGTATCTAAATTAGTTATAGCAGAAACTTTTCGGTCTTCGTAAATCACAGCCGAAGCCTTTACAACTTTCGGCTCATATGACCCCGTAAAATATTGAACAGGAGAGGAAGAAAAATCAGGTCCTCCAGAGCCTGTGTACCACACATCATACAGTACATCTTGGGTGCCCGTGGAAGCAAAAGAGGCTGTGTAAATTCCTGCAACATCGTTACCTCCTTCGTGGAGGAGACTTGCTGTTACATACGTTACACTATTGTTATTTGAGTCCACCAGTAATGTAGGCGTGGCAGAGTTACTCAAAGCCGTATAGACTGCTACTCGGATGCGATTTCTCTTAATGTGTGGAATGTTTGTCAATTGTCCGTTGATAACATTGTAGAGGTACAGGGTGTTAAGGTTATCGGGTCCTGTTAACAAACTGCTGCTAACAAAAAACCTTCCTCTGTCATCCTGCCTACTACTATTCCACTCGGCTTGAATGTAAGGTCTTTTAAGAAAGTACTCACTTGTTCTTCCAAAGAATTTCTTAGTATAAAATGTCCCCAAGGCACCTGATATGGCTTGGTCACTGTTCTTAATTAAGAATCCGTAGTTGTTTACTCCACCGCCTCGCCAGCGATCCATAGCAAAACCAACATCAACTGTCAGGTCTTCTACGCCCCCTGAGAAAAAATAACTTGCTGATCTTGGGACATTTGTGAAATCTGTGTCTCTATAATAATCTCCGCCAGCGGTGGTCCAGCTTGTATTTACTTTTCGTTGCCCCCAGTTAGAAGCCCCGATATCAGTATAATTATCCATATCAAGTCCACGACCCTCACTCCACTCTGTTTTGGCTATAGCAACGTCCAAACTGTAGCTCAAAGGGGTTGTTCCTGCGTGAGGGGCATTGAACATTTTCAATGTATATGTAACACTCGAAGAAGGAACGATACCATTAGAGATATCGCTGATTATTTTATCTACAGGAAATTGTATTAGGACTCTAGATTGTTCTGCATTGGTCGCATTAATTGAAGCCGAGGTTTGACCGTGTATGACAAAAGCCTCTAGAATATCAGCAGCGCCCATATTAGAACCTGTACCACGGGTAATTAAATTGTTCTTATACGCATTGGTTATCGTATTGTCAATAGTAGCATAATATCTTTTTATAGCCATTACTTCACAACTCCCTTGACATCCACATCGGGTATCAATATTTCTGCAACTGAGTCATGCGGAATAACCACAAATCTTCCATCATCTGAGAGGTTGGAACGAACATCAAAAACATAGTCGCTATAGACTCCTCCAGATTTGTTTTCAAATTCAACGTTAGTGGTGTCTGTAACACCAGGGACGTCATTTAAGAGCTTGTAAATCTCTGATATATAAACTGGTTCTCCTATATCTCTTTTAACATTTAAATAATTGTTTTTGAGATATTCGACACAATCTTGCAAAACCTTATAACGATTAACATCTAAATCAGCGAGGATCTCAAAGTTAATCCCAAGATTAATAATCTTTGCATCTAGGATATCAATTGTATCATTTACCATACGGTATCGGTTGAGCCAAACTTTTAAGTTGTTACGCAAAGTATCATTAGGCGCAACAAAATTTCCTGACGTATTCTCGCACAAGGTATAGATATTCAAGTTTCTCTTGAAAGAACTAGGGTCTTGTATCACGTTTACTCTTTTTAGTTTACCAAACTTTGATGGCATGCGATAACACAAGTTAATGTAATCGCTGCGAGTAACCGCCCTGTTCTGGGTAGCAAAAGTAGCATACGCTCGGGTCCTAATCTCGTCTCCTGTAAGCGTGCTACTATCTCCCAAGATGGGATTCTCGTTATCTACTTCCAGAGAGTCTTGCACTGTAGAAACTAATGTTGGGTCTAAGTTTCCTTGATTTTGAAAAGTAAAACGTGGAAAAGATGGAGTGACAACAGTTCCGACTGGAGCATTTACATTTTCAGAATCATTGGCAGTATACTCAATGGTTAAGGTAGTGTTTACTGGTACAACACCAAACTTATCAGACGTTATTAAATTTGAAGGATCAAAAGTCTCGTCAGCAATATAAGATCGCCCAGTAGTTTTAAGAACCACGTCTGAAGGGTCAGCAATAATATCGCCAGTTAAATTATCCGCAGAGCCATAACCAAATTGCAAGGTTGTAGTTCCGTCTACGCCGTGTTCCACTGTAAACCTTCTGGGGACTGGCATTGCGGTCAAAACATACGGAGTCACACTCATATCAGAATTAAAGTTGGGCTGCTCTTTATAGACAATATCTTCAGTTAGATAGTTGACCTCGAAGTATTCGTTACCTTGAGAATCTTTAACAGATAATATTTCTGATATGTTTTCTGCTTCTATAAAAACTCGTCTAAATCTTTGATAATCTCCCACCGTGACATTGGTTTGAAATCTTCTCCCGGAAATGACTTTCCCATATGCCTTGACGGCAAAAGTTAGAGGAGCACCAGTTGTTGTATCGACAGTTGCTACTGTGACCTCGTTTGTGCTTTTTGCAAAGTCTACATTCTCTATCAGCGTATAGCTAGCACCTCCGTTAGAAGTCAGAATACTACCCCTTTGCAAAATAGGAAAATAAGATAGATCAGGTCCACGAGATGTAGCATTAGCAGGAACTGTCACATAGAAAGAACAGATTCCTGTAGAAACTGCTGCGCCTGGGTTCTTGTATCCCAATTGTTGTGCAAGCCGAGAAATATTGGAGAATTCAATGGCACTATCTAAAAAACTTTCATTTGCTTGATAATCTGTATAAAAAGACAACTGGTCGCCGACATACGCCACCATATCCAACATCAATGAACCAAAGGATGCTTCATTGAAGTCTTTAAACGTTGTTGGATAGTACCGCTTGGCGTAATTCACCAAGTCATTTTTAATAGTTTCGAAATCTCGACTAGTATAATTAATAGGTCTTTTGGTCATATTTTAAAATTCCAACGAATTATTATTTGTAATTAGTCCCCTGCGGAAGTAATTTGTAGGGTGTCTTGCAAGTTCAGGCTGCCTATGTTATACTCTATAGAAACCTTCACTTCGTTGGCGTCCAAAAGATAGTCTGTTTCTGCGGTGCTGAACCTTACAGCCAGTATGTCAATAAATGGCATATATCTTTCTGTTTGCTCGTAAATTCTTGTCGTTATTTCCTGATAAGTCTTGCCTGCCATTGGTTCAAACAACATCTGATATAATCCAACCCCAAACTCCGGAAGCATAATCCTTTCGCCTGGTACAGTCAGAATAAGATTTCTAAAATTTTGCCTGACGTTTTCGCCGAGGGTTTTGTTTAGAGCATAGGGACCATCTTCATTACTATACGAAAGTGGTAATTTAACTGCTATTCCTTCCATTTTACTCATATTTTGTCTCCTATTTATATATCACCAAAAGCTGCCTGTTGCTCTCTTATTGACTGAACTAGGTCCTCTATCTGTTGTACTTCTTTGTTCTCCTTTGCTACCGCCCGACGGAAATCGTCCGGAGTCCTTGGTTCATCCCCTGGTTCAACCCCTCTAGCCTCGGCGTTAGCGTCTGCCTCCGTATCAATAATAACATCGTAGGAATATTCCACAAAATTTTCCTGCGCTAATTTTCTTACACTCGTAGCATATTCTGCATATAACCTAAACTGAGTCATAAGATTTGTGTATAAATCATTGATGGTGTTTTGAACTTCTTCAGGCTCGCCCAGTCTGGATATATTTCTTCCTGCTTTTACGGTATCACGCAAAATTCCAGAAGTCTGAAATTGGGTCAATTTCCTGTCGTTCCCGATTAGACCTAAAAATGCTGCTGGCTCCAGAACTGTATCTAACATATCTTCAATGTCTAATTTTATAATTCTCTTTGCATAATTGTGCCACTGTTGTATAGCAACAATGTTCCCGTTGGTACCCTGACGGTCTTGATCTAGGACACCGCCGAGGGTGGGGATCCACCGGAGCCACTCCGCAGGATTAACAAGCCTATCAGCGATGCCGGCAGTTCTTGCTGCTTGATCGACCAAATTTTGTGCTTCCAGGGCTAATCGTGCTAGTTCGGGTCGCTGGGCATTTATCTCGTCTAAAATTTCATCCATACGCTGTATGGCAGCATTTCCAGCAGCAGCCTCTTGTTGCTGTTCGGCAAGATAATTTTCTAGATCCTCCATAGTATAAAAAGTTATACCCTGAATAAATACTGGGAAACCTTGGTATCCGACAGAATATACAGGTAACCGAGTAGGATTAACCGCAGACAAAAAAGAATCGTCAGCAATTGCTATCTTTGAATTTGTTTCGAATTTGTATTTTCGATACCTGTCCATTATGTTAGCAATTTTGTCGTACATAATAATTTGTAAAGCCGTAAACAAAGGAACTGGAAGGTAATATAACGCATCGTGAGAAAACCAGTTTTCTGGGGTGTGGTCAAAAATTGCTTGATTGTTTACAGGGTTTTCTCTCCACCCTGGACCGAGAATATAATCTTTTTGCTCGTCGGTGGCTTCAACCATTTGTTGCGGAACTGGAAGACCTGCTGCTCCGTAAAGCCATCCGCCCATTCCACGATTGCCAACAATAGAAATTAAATCAGCACCGCTATTCAGCATATTTTCTTTCAATTGCAGCAGCATAAGTTCTGCCATCTGTCTATATCCGTTCTCTATGTTTTCGAAAAAATTACTATTAATAGCACTATAAGGGGTAGTATCTTGTCTTCTTATTACAAGGGATATAGACTGGACAATTGTCTCCCGAAATTTATCCTCGGCATTCATGTCGTTTGTGAATATTATTTTTTCGTTAGAAAATTGTCTCTGTTCATACTCTTGTGTGGAAACACGACCAAAGACTTTTTCTACTTTGTCTATGTTTTGTAGAAATACTCCATATAACTTTTTTTCTTCAAGCTCTTTTTTGATTTTTTCAAACATATAAGAGCCTATCGCCCGAACAGTGTCTGGAGTGTTCCAAAACAGATACATTCTCATCAAAGGAGCAACGTTCATAAAGAATTTAGCCACTCTTTTTTCAATAGAACCCAACAATGCCTTGGCAATTGCCTCCTCAGGAGTTGTAATACAATCATCGTCATTCGCTACAAAATAAGGTTGATAAAATGATCTAATAGTAGAAGGCAGACGAGTTCTGCCTATTGGAGAAAAGTAAAAAGTTGATATGTTCTCATAAAGAGTTTCGCTAGCATTGGCTGCCACTTTTATAGCATTCTGCGAAGCGTCCACATTGGACCAGTTAAAAGTTCTGAGAGTGGTATTAAAAAGTTCAGGGTACACTTCTGGCAAATTAACCCTAAGTTCTGGTTGAGGAATTAAAGAGTATCCTGGGGCATCTTGGCTTGGAAGATTTGAAATCTCCAGGGGTGCTTTGAGGATTGTTTCTGTTTCGCCATCTGGTAGCATAATCTCGTAATCATAATCTTGTTGGAAAAGATTTAATTTAATTCTTCCATCTACTGGTGATGGCTGCCCTTCGGCAAACGGCGTCAGCATCAGTCGCACGCCAGCGCCTAATTCCACAAATGCATCACCGTCTGTTGCCGCAGTATTGCTTAAAAATGCACGATTCCCATTATTACCGCTAAATAACAGATTTTCTGGTATTGCTCTTCTAAACAGACCAAATTTATCTCTTTGGTCGAACAATTCACCCCCAAATGCTGATTGATAAAATGCTGGTGCTCGGGGTTGTGGAACTCGGTCATCGTCATTAAACATATCGGAAATAGAAGCAGCAGCAGCATTACTTAAATCAGCAATCCACCGAAGAATAGCATCATAAATTCCTGCGTTTGGAATGCTATCTAGAAAATCCTCAAGCTCAAGTTGAAAATTAAATTTTCCTTCCAACATAGAACAAAGACTAATGAGTTCTAGCCTTTTCGAGTTGACTGCCTCTTCCATTTGTTGCTGCTTTTGCACATCTGAAAGGTCAAACTCCCAGCGCAAATCGGGAGGCACAGCCTCCCTATCGTCACAATATGATTGAATCGCAGTTATGGGATCTTCTCCGTAGAGTGCCTCTCTTGCTCCCTCTGACAATTGGTTTCCTATTTCACCAAAGTAGTTTACTATATTATCCTTATCAAACCCCAACACAGCGTATCGAACATCTGGCTGATCATATGGTGGGTCTGCTCCTCTTCGAGGACTTAAAGATTCTTGATACATGCTAACAACTATTTTATCGTCCCACTCTATTTGTGGTCTTTCGTTGAATAGTGCCTGGGTATCTACCTCTCCCGCATTTATCATTTCATCAATAGTGTTTATAAGAACTTCAGAGGCTGTACCATCAAGAAGTTTTCCTAATTCGGTGGGAGTAACAATAGTAGAAACGTCTCTGTGAAGTTGTAGAAGCTGATCTTGTCGAGGAGGGGAAGTTATTACCCGTCGATCCTTATCTTCATTGTAAGAAACTTCTTTGTTTGTGAGATTTAAATCCGTAGCAATTTCTACAACATCAATACCTCTAATAAGATCATTGAGCATGATGCGACCATAGTTTACGCCCTTCCTAGAATCTGCTAGTCCAGCAGCGGCATTATATGGATCATCTGGTCCACACCCTAACGCAGCCTTGAAAACATCCTTAAGAACACCCAAAATTAACTGCTTTATAAATGCTATAAGCATGAGTTGAATTTGTTTTTTCCAGAGCGACCAAAGATTGCTGTTAAACCCTTTTTTAAAACTAAATCTTAGTGGGGGATTTACAATTCCTCGTGTTACTAATTTATTAATTTCCTTTGGGGTACCAGCAGGCTTAAGGATTTGATCTTCAATAGCAGTTCCAATAAGATCAGTGATACAAGATATCTCACTATTAACCCAGTTCTCAGCATCTCTGGCTATAGCAGATGGATCTTCGGCATAGCGAATGGCATCATTTAATCTCTCTTGATTTATTTTTTCTTTTATAAGTTCATCACGCACCAACAAGGCAGCATACTTTGTGAGGCTCCAAACTGGCGCTCTACCATTAATTAATCTATAGATGGTAAATGCTTCCTTGAGAAGCGTTGATTGCACGCTGTCACACGAGCCCATAGCACTGGTTACAGAATAAAAAAGATCCTTCTGGCTTACCGCCATCCGAGATAAATCGCCGGGGGGTGGGTTGTCTGTTAACTGATCTATCTTTTGAAAGATATTAGGTGGTTTAGCAATTCTAAAATCTTTTCGGTCTCTTTTCCTTTGTTGTGTTGTCGGGGAAATCTTAATTTTTGGAATAACATAGGTGCTTAAAAATTCATCCCACAAAGGTCTCTCTGATTGGTTTTGGGTACCTATTACATTATCAATCAACAAACTGTTAAAAATAAACCCAAAAGTTCGATTTCCAAATGTAGCAAAAACATCAACTGCTTTCTGAGAGGTCAAGGGGGCTTCTTCATCAACCAAAGACGAGGGAAGAAGAAAGGTGGCACCTAAACCCTTTGAATACAAAACTCCATCAAGAATGATATAAGATATTCTCATATCCTCTCTAAAAACAAATTCAATTAAATTTGATAAATCATCATCTGTGGTTATATCGTTATACAGAAAAAACGAACTCAAGCTGTCGTAAAAAGTTTCTAGTTTTAATATCTCTCTTTCAATGTCAAATCCCGAAACAACATCTGGTGTTATTTGTTCCGCTATCATAATATTTTCATAGTCTTTTAATACTCTAATGGTTCCTCTGATTGATTCTTGTAATCCTCTTAGCGTAAACGTACTATGTCTTAGGCTCGTATTTTTATCAGGGTCTATTAAAAGTTCTGCCTTTTGGTACGGCTCAAAATCAATATCTTGAGTTGATTCATTCTGCGCCACGTCCTCCAAGAGATCTCCATCGATCATCGCCTTTGGAATAATAACAGCATAAACCCAACGAGAGGATGGTCTTTTGTTAAGGTATGTTCTCACCTCTACTTCATTGCGAGGAATCAATGTGAAATTTTGGGAGGAAAACTTTCCTACTAGTTTCAGTATTTCTTCAATTCCTTTCTCTTTAGCAGAGGCAATAGCGTTTCGGGTCGCTTCGCTTGAGTCTAAGAGTCCAAGGTCATATGTTTGTTTGTTGCGAGTATTTGTTCTTTTTACAAAATAATAGTTTTCATCATTGGGGTTATAATAATATGTTTGGGATGCTTCGCCAGGCAATGCATTATTGTACCAGTTGTAAAGATCGATCGTATCAGACTGCCCCCTAAAAGGTATGACATTTTGGTCTTCGACTGTAGAGACCGTTGGTTCAAGTAGCGATGTGATAGGGTTCCCAAAGGAGGCTCTTATTTTTCTTCGGCGAGATATTGAAAAAGTATAAGGAATAGAAATCAATTGAGAAGTGGTTTGTTTTAATAGGTTCTCTTCAGAGACATTGAATGGAACATCTGCTCTGTTTAGATCGTCGTCTATTAGGTGTTCAACCCCACTAGATCCAGTGATGGCTGCTTGGTTTTCAGGATCTTGAGCCTCCTTGGATGTTGGAGATGTGTAGGCTTCCTCTCCACCGATGTTTAAAATTGCGCTAGAAATACGATTGAGTTGATTTATTGCTTCATTGTCTGATAGCATGTCCAAAGAAGAGTTTCCAACTCTGGCGTTTTGCGGGTAAACAGAAACATACGCTTGTATGTCTTGTATTTTTATAGAATCACCTTCGGGGATAATTCCTGGCTCCGCAGAAATTTCTAGACCGACTTCTGGGAAAAAACCAAAGTTAAGATAAGTGTCTTGAATGCCTGCCAAAACCCATTGGTTTCTAACATTAGACCAATCATATTCAAATTGGCTGTAGAATGGGTTTATGATATTTTTTTGTCTGTTGGTTAGTGCCATATTGTTATATATTAATTTGTCGTGTTGTGGTCACTATTAATATATCCCTCTCCCCAGGGAAATAAGTAATTATTTACCCAATTGAATAGATTCTTTTCGTGGTTTTGCATTTTAGCAGTTAAAATACCTAGACCCACAGATTGTCCTACTGATGCACCTTTTACTACTGGATCGACTGCACCAGCAGCCATAGGGGTAACCAGTGCTGTATATTGAAGCATAAAATCTGTTAACAAAGAGTGGGTATCAGAAATAAGTTCAGCCATTTCATAAAGGGCGTGCTGAAGAGAATCTCCTTTAACAAGAGGCTCTTGATTGGAATCATCATTGCCGGCAATAAGATCTATACCCTGAACTGTGTCGCTAATATTAAACCCTGGGGAATTATAAACATTTCCGCCAGTGACAAGTTTTATCCCCTGTCTTCCCACTATCCTAACTCCATCTGCTTTTATGGCTATGCCAGAGCCTCCTCTCATATTCCCAATGTTTCCGTCTACAAGAGAAAAGTTATCATCAATGTTTGTTTTCTGGCTTATGTAAATGCGAGCGGCATCTAATTCCGGACTTTTGTCCGTTACAACTGCAATTCCATCTTCTTCCTCACGACACATAATGCCGGTCATTCCTGCCACTATATCAATACAACCAGCATGAGTATGTCCATTTCCCCCATAGCCACTGCTTTTTCCTCTTGGTCGGTCTCTGCCTAATATGATAAAAGTGTTATTGTTGCCCTGGAAAACTTTTTCGATGGGCGTACTGTTATATATTGGATTTGGTTCGACTATGTTTTGATTATAAAAACCACTGTTATACGAATTGGGAGAAGATTGATCTCTCAATTGAGATCTTTTTTGTTCGCTTATATTGTCAGGTATGTTTTTTCTTTGTTTTCTGCCGGACATTACCTATTTTTCCTCCAGAAATTGTACATCTTTACGTCATAAGCATTGACTGCATAATTTGGACCATTATAAATCTTTGCAAATGCCGCAAAATTAGGAGGACTACTGTTAGCAGCTCGTTTGGCACGGGGATTCTTGTTCATCCAAGCAATCAGCATCAAATCTGATGCTTCGGCAGGATTGTTTCGGAACCCGTCCCAGGCTTTTTGAGGGTCTCCACCATATGCATCTAAAAGAGCCCAACCCATAACCTGATACAATCCAAACGATGTACATTCTATCGCCATTGCTGGATCAAGTTCGAATGCCCGAGCGAATGCTAATTTTCCCGTCTCTGACGCTGTAGTAGAAAATCCTTTTGATGGGTTTCGAGTATAAGGAATCCTATCCCTTAAATCTGGGCGGCGGCGGTGCCATAAATGTGGCTCAAACCTAAGAGCGCCGGGATTTCCTCGGCTTTCTACATGACGAACTGCTGCCAAAACTGCACAAGGAATCCCTGCTTTTTCACAAAGCTGATCATCGCTCAAGGACCGTTTTGCGCTTTCAGAGACAGTATATTTAGGACCACACCCAGGAATCTCAAGTTGTGGTAACGGAGTTGGAGACTCAAGGGGCGCTTTTTTAGTTTTTTGCCCAGGCTCTGGGGTAGAAGCCTTAGCAACTGTAGTTGTTCGAGGGGGTGAATCGGAGTATGAGGAGGGTGTCTTTTTGGGTGTTTTTGGTAATATGCCCCAAAATTCTCCTGCTGTTTGCACGATATCAGCAGTTACTTCCGATGCAGAATCAAAAGCAGAAGAGGCAGCGTCTAGAGCAGCAGAAGTTTTTTCTAGCGTCCATTCGGCTACACTAGGTTCCGGCTTTGTATCCTCGCAAGGGTTTTTGAAAACTCCTTTCGAGGTTTTTTTATTAGTGCCGTTAACACTATCATTTTCTAACCCCGCTACACCAGTTTTTATAACCTCAACAACCCGACCACCAATGGCTGGGTTGTGTTTATCATACAGGGTAACTACCACATAATCACCGGGCTCCGGTGTTTCTAGCCCTACTCCTGAAAACTCTCCGGGCATAGTATCTTTTATACCTGAAACGTTTTTTATTCCTGGCGGCAAATCATCGGGAGACAGCAAATGAGGAAATAAAGCCCTAAGATCTATTTTTACAGAATACGCTTTAGTTGTAGGTGGAAGAAAAGAAGCATACCAAGGAGAACTAGCAACTTGAGAGTCAATAACTCTTGCTCTAAATTCTTGTGTACCCTGGTGAACAGTGCTTACGTGTGTTTTTGCTTGCGCTAATTTTGAAGCGTGGGCGTTACTAGATAAACCAGGGACGTATGCCGGTTTGGACGCTGGGCGGTTAGGATTAATTCTCTTTCTGGTATTGTACTTGGGGACTGCCACTTTAGTCCCCCTTAATGAGATCAAAAAGTTCTTTCTTATCTAAGTCACTAAGAGAGCCATCTTTTGCGGCGGACTCTTTTTTATAGACAAGGGTGGCTAACTTAACCAATTGTTCATTGCTGCGCTGTAAAGTTTCTACGTACTTGGCAGCAATAGGTCCAGAGTCTGAGTATCTATCTTGGTTTCCTGGGACTCCCATATACTCTTTTAATTCTTGGAGCAAAATCTCTGTTTCTTGACGGTCATTTTTTATGTTGTCAAGTGCCTGCTCTATGAGTGATTCTAAATCTTTACGCATATAGTAGCCCCCCCTCATACAATAAATAGATCGTCAGTGAATTTCTCCGTTGTCCCATTTGTTTTTAAACGTTTTGTATCTTTGCCGCATTTTATTCAAACAGCTCACTATTTGTTTAGTATTGAGTCCCGTTATTTCTCTCATATAAAGATAGATTGCTTTCTTGTTAAAGATTTCTATTTGCTCTATGTTTGTCATCAAAGTTAGAACAGCATCTAAAACCTTCTTTTCATTTTCTTTTAGTGCTAGACGATCCCAACTTTCAACCTCTCTGAGCAACGTCAACCAAAACTCTTTTTCCTCTTGTTCTTCCAGTGCATCTTTGTTGTTGTCCTGCTCTATGGCTTCAACTTCACGTAACATAAGGTCATAATTTATTTCACGTCTATTTTTGACGGCTTGTTTTTTTGCCTTATGTGTGAACCAGTTCTTGGTTACTACCGAAAAGTAAGAGAATGCTTTTGTCCCTTGGTCCGGATTGAATTTCCCCAATATGGTCGTAAGCCATATTTTACACTCATCCCTAAGTTGGTCAATGTTTTGGAGATTCGTAAATTTATACGTATAAACAATCTTATCAACTAATTCGTTAAAAGCAGGTTGGATTTCTTCTACGTACAATTTTGTTCGGATAGTATTATCAAGAGTAGAACAGTATTTTACAATTGCTTCTTCCGTAGCAGTAGTAAAATAGTATTTTTTATTCTTCGCTTTGCGGCTCATCTAAACTATCTCCTTGGAACAAACTAAAAATTTGCTTATATTCTCTTATGTCACTCCTCATGTCCTTTGTGTGGCGTAGTAAATTTTCTAAGGTACCATCCCCGTAATACGCTTCCATATTATAGACAACATCTAGGTGATCATGATATTGGGTTACTACAGACAACAATTTGTCTGAGATTTGTGAATGATAGCGGAAGCGAACCAAAAGTTCACGGATATACCAAACACAAAATATGTTCAAAAAAACGCTTACACAAAAAATTCCCCACCAAATCATTTCTTGTAAACTCTCTTTTTCAAGTTCTTTTTCAAACCAGATAGGGCGTGACGATTATCCTCAATGTGTTCTTCTACAACTTCCCCAGTTTTTTTGTTTTTTGTTTGATTTTTTTTGTTTATTTTTATAGGGGACATAATCTTCTTAAGCGAACCAGAAGTTTCACATTTTTCACAATCCGTAAGCGTGTCACGATATGAGTGCGTTTTTTCAAGCACTATATCACAACTTATACACCTGTAGGAATATCGAGGCATTATTCAGTCTCAAAGACTGGCTTCGTATTATTTGTATTCAATTCAAAGGCTGGTGGATTAGTCACAATGATTTCAGAAGTATTGTCATCTACTTCAAGGTTCCAGTCTTTTAACAATTCTGTAATATCTGTTTGTTCCGCCAAACACTTTTGCAGAGTCATCAGGAGTGCCCCGACTGCTTGATTAGATAATTTCATTTTATTCCTCCAATAGGTATTTTTGAACTAAAGTGTGGATAGAACCATCAACAATGTTCTTCCACGAATCATCCTCATTGATAATTTTTTCCCTGATACTTGTCGCTGAAATAAATCCTATGTCCTTGGGTGGTACATGTTCATTGATTGCATACCCAACCCCTCTTCCATAGTTTACGCTGGAAATATCTGGGATAGCCATAACGACAACATCTTGGTCTCTATAGACTTGCTCAATCATTTCAATAGTTTGTTCTGTGGTGAAGGGGTTTTTCTCATCGGGCGGAATATCTCGAACAGCAATAAGAACAGGGTCGCCCTCGGATAGCCTTTGTTCTATTAGCCATTTATGCCCATCATGAAAAGGTTGCCACCTTCCCACAAACATTGCTCTTTTAGTAGTCATTTCTTTCTTCTCCTAAGATATCGGTAAGTGTCTTTTTCCAAGTTTTAAATGTATATCCTCGATCATCAATATAGATGTCAGCAGGTATTTTGAAATTAGATATTTCATCAAAATAGTGGAGCATATCATTGTCCTCAAGCCACTTCTCAATAACAACAGCGGGTCTGGATGACATAACCACAAGACGCTTACCAGCGAGTTTTAACTTTTCGAAGGACTCTCTGGCATTTTCCATTGGCTCATCATAGGCATTGAACAGACCCTTAAAACCTTGACTATATTTGTGGATAACTCCATCAAAATCTACAGCGATAGTTCTTTTCTTTTCGAGCACGTTAACTTCATTTACACTTGAAAAATAATTATTTTTTTCCAAATAATCAACAATCATTGTAGCGCATTGTTCAATTGTATTAAGCGACGTATTCACAGTTATTTCCGGATCATACGGTTGTTCATAAGGAGCACTAACTCCTGTAAAACTTGGTATTTCGCCAGACCTAGCCTTTTTATAAAGTCCTTTAGGGTCACGCTCCTCGCAAACTTCTAGCGGCGCATCCACATAAACCTCTATAAAACAATCACCGATTACTTCACGAGCGGCGAGCCGGTCCTCAATATAAGGGGATATAAACGCTGTACAAACAATATCGCCGGATTGCGCAAAAAGATTAGCAACTTCAGAAATACGGCGAATATTTTCTTTTCTATCCTCTGGTTTAAATCCTAAGTCTTTATTAAGACCCATTCTTACGTTGTCTCCATCCAACAGGTGTGTCTTGCACTTCTTCCTATGAAGCAGGACTTCAACAGCGTTTGCCAGCGTTGATTTACCTGAACCGGACAGTCCAGTAAACCACAACACAGCGGGCTTATGCGTGTTTTGCAGGATCTTGTCTTTAAGGGATACCGAAGTTTTGTGATAATGCAGATTTTTGTTCATTTTTTTTCTACCCCGAACTTGGATAGATTGTACCATAATCTTTCATGTCCGTAATATAAAATTATTTTAGTTATCAATTCTACAGCACCTATCTTAACTCCAACCATAGGATCTCCAGAGATTAGCCAACCCAAAAGAATCGTGTCGAGCGTACCAACTATGCGCCAACTTATTGCTTTTGCTAAATGTCTTTTACGAGCAACCATTATTCTGTAACCGCCCTTCCTTTTAAATTTTCCCAATCTTTCTGCGGTCTTACCTCAAGATTTTTTTCCCAGACCGCACTCATAACCAATGGATTAATATCACAGTCTCTCATTACCTTAATGATGGCATTGACATCTTTAGGAAAACAAGATCCCCCAAAACCATACTTTCCATCTGGTCCCGGCGTAGATAAGTGTGTTTTCCCGATTCTATTGTCATAAAGCGAATACTCCACCACCTTATCATAATCAATGTTTTTTTGTTCGCAGATTTGTCTCATTTCGTTAGCAAAAGAAACCTTGGTAGCCAAAAAACAATTACAAAAATACTTTACCATTTCTGCTGTTTTTGATCCAGTCTTTAAAATAGGTGTTGACGGGAATCTTTTGCGATACAGATTTTTAACGATCGTTGTTGCAGGTCGTGGTCCCCCTACTATAATTCTGTCTTGATTTTTAAAGTCTTCAATAAAGTTAGCCTCAGTTAAAAATTCAGGGTTAAAAACAATTGAGAGGTTTTTGTAATTCAAGGATAGCCGTTCAGTAGTTCCAGGGGGGATAGTTGACTTAATCACAGCAATATGACCTTTAGAGAGGTGGTTTAGGTCTTTTAACACACTTTCTACAATGCTTGTGTTACATCTACCGTCTTTGTCCATCGGGGTTGGAACACAAACAAAAATAACTTTAGATTTTTTGCACAACTCTTCTAGTGTGCCACAAGTAGATTCTTTACTGATATCATAAGTATGAACATTAAATACGCCCTCAAAACCAACTCGCACAGCAGTACCGACAAAGCCCTGACCTACAACTCCAATGTCATTTTCCATCGATCTCTTCCTTAAGTTTTTTAAAACATTGATGAATTCCGTCCACAATATTTACTTCGGTTTCCCAACCGATTGATTTTAAAGAACTAGGTTGGGCTTTTGTTTCCATAACATCCCCAGGTCTATCCTCCACGTAGTCAAAAACAATATCAGGAAAATATTGCTCAACTATTTTTCTCATCTCATTTAAGGAAATATTAGTTCCAGTCCCGGTATCATAAACAGCGCCTGAGAAATTGCCCTTATATTCCATAGCAAAAATATTGGCAGATACGGCGTCCTTCACATTCAACATATCTCTTCGTTGCTCACCATCACCTGTGATGAATGGATTTTTTCCTTGTCTAATATATTCCATCCAATTTGCCACTGCTGTAGCGTATGCTCCCCCCGCTTTTTGGTCCGGCGAATAAACGTTAAAATACCTCAAACAAACTGTATCAATACCATACAGTTTAGAATATAGAGTTGTTTCTATTTCCGAGGTTAATTTCTGCAATGCATAAGGGCTCTCTGGTCCATCTCCGTTACCCACAACAGAAGAAGAGCTGGAATAAATTACTCTCTTACAGCGTGCCTCTCTAGCAAAATCTAACACAACTGAAGATGATACCACATTATTTATCATAGTTGATAGCGGGTTCTCAACACTATATGCCACTCTGGGCCAACAAGCAAGATGAAAAATTACCTCTGGCTTGAACTTCAAATACTTGTCCCTTTTGCCCGGAGTAAGAATATCTTTGATATCTCCAGAATTTTCATCATCAAGGTCAATTCCTAAAACTTCATAGCCTTTGTTTTTAAGGGCTGTATAGAGGTGGTTTCCAATATAACCTTTATAGCCAGTTACAAGACATCTAGTCATTTTGTGTTTCCTTTAGGAGTGTTAAAAACATTTTATGTGATTCGTAGGCATCTATAGGAGGGTTATCTCCCAAGAAATATAAAAGCTCTTCCAAGAGAGGAGAGGATTTTTCCACGAATTTTTCCTCTGTTGAATTTACATATCCCTCAGAGATTGAATATTTCATTACCACCTGTGAAGATAGGTCGGCAACAAGATTGCAGTTTCTTTGCCTAACACATATTTTACGCTCTTTATAAAACGTTTCATTGCTCCAAATAAAACGAATAATTTCTCCACTTAACATATTAAGTGTTAGACAAAAAGTGTTCTGATTATTGAGTATATGGGTGCTTTTGACCTCATCGCCCGAATATAGCTCACAAAAAAGATCTAAATCATGGATACCAACGTCCACAAAACTACTGACATCCATCCGTGAAACTGGTCGTGCTGAACATCTTATAAAATCAATACTGATTGCTTCTTTCTTATTCCAATTTTGTACAAGGGTTTTAAAAGAAGGATTAAATCGCTCAACCATCCCAACAGATACTCTTGGGTCTTTCAATAGTTCTATGTTTTGCGGATGTATGACTCCAGGCTTTTCTACTAATATTTTCCCTCGATAATCACCATCTAATAGCGTCTGTAAATACTCGTCGTGGGTCTCTGTCGGTGAAGCAATGATAATATGAGAAAAATCCTGAACTTCATCAAGACTGTTGATTCTTCCTGATATTCCAGACTCAGGAACATAAGGATCATACCATTTAAACCCTTGACCAATCTTATGTAAATATTTTTTATGAAGTGATCCCATTTTTCCAGAACCAATCAATAAAACGTTATTCACTAGTAGCATTCTCCAGGGTTTATATTATACCACCACACAGGATGTGTTAATACATATATTTTATTATGTTTACCTATGTGCTGATGTAAGCACCCCTCTCTCCAATTACAACTACTGTCAGAGATATATTTGTATTCTTCAAATATCTCACCATCATAAGCATCGTATAAAACATTTTTGTTGTTTTTCAAATGCTGAATAACACCGGCTTCAACCTTGTTGTTTCTACTGGGCTCGTGGGGACAAATACACCTAAAAGTATTTTTCCCAAAAACGGTTCTTAGTAAATCTAGAGTATGTTCCATATACTGTATATAAGACTCGGTATCGTGGATATACCTTTCGTAGTGAAGACCTACTTCGTGCCCCATCTTAAGAATTTTTTTAACTGTGTCTATTCCCTCCCAAGAAAGCAAGTTGTAGTTTCTAGCAGAGATTCTAAAGAAGTATGTTGAAACAACCCCACGTCTTTTTTCTAGGGATGCCATATTCATAGCCAAATCTAATTGATGATCAACATCATGTCTCATCATTAGTGTCTTGGTGTGGTTATTTTTACAAAAAGAGTCAGACATTGTAATAAAAGAATATCCCTGTTCTTTTGCCTGCAATAAACACTCTTCATAGTGTCTTAGGGTAAAATTACATTCGCTCACAACAGATACTCCTTTTGATAGTCTTTACATATGGAGTGAAATTGTTCTGGCGTATCGTCACCGTAGATCGATATAAAATCTAGAATGCCAGACTTGCCGGGGTCCAGATCAATCTCTGCAAGTCCAATGGGTCTATAGTTGTACTCTTCAAGTGATTCAGAACTCATATAATTTGCAGCACCGCTTCCGCTAATATACTTTGTAATATTTAGAGAATCACACAGGTACCTTATAAGTTCTTCGCCAGATTTTTCACCTAAATTCAGGATATCTGATGATTTTATAGTTTTGGTATTTGTGCCTAAAAAACTACAAATTTGATCTACAAGTTTAATATTGACAGAACACAAACTTTCTGTTTCTAGGCAAAGCGCCTCTACATTTTCCAAAATATTCAAAACATTTTTAAAACCATCCCTTTTGGACCACTTATGATGAAGTGTTGTTTTTGTTTTTCTGAAAACAGATTTCCAATTCTGGGATATTCTTACTCTATGAATGGGCAAAGAACTATCCTTTTTAACAACGGGCATTGTTATGTATGTGTGCTTCTCAGAGTCTAAAGAAACAGAGCACCTATTTGTCCAGCCATTCTTAGAATACTCTACATGATCTAAGTGAATATGGAGATCTGCAACGGCAATCTTTACAAAGTAAGGAACCCACGGGAGAAAGTTAGGTTGGTGGATGGAGCCGATCACTTTTTCATATTCCGAATATCTCTTGCTGCCTTTTCTGCATTGGGGCAATCTCCAGTTATCCCAAGTCTTTTATAAGCAGGCTGCTCATAAACAACATTGGGATAATGTCCGTGAGACTCGTCCCTCATTCCAAGTTCGGCAAGATATGCTTTTTCGTGAATTTTTAAATTCTCTAGTCCTAAAAGGCACAGCGGTTCAGCCAACCTAAAATTGAAACCCACATATTCATGGTTATATTTACCAACTTGCCCCTGGTCGCAGATGGAACGTATTTTATCGCCATCCAGCATAGAATTTTCATTAATAGTTATCATACCCCCTTCAAACGTAGAAAAGTTCTTTGTCTTGTAGAAACTAAAGCACCCAACATCACCCATAGTTCCTGCCAATTGTCCATCGGGATCCTTGCAGGGGTAACATTTTTGTTGTCCTGTTTCAAAACAAAAATTACATCTGGCTCCTAAAGCCTGTGCTGTATCTTCAATAACTACCAAATTATGCCTCTTGGCTACTTCCATTATTTTGGGCATGTCACAAACCCGACCATACAAATGTACTGGTATGATTGCTTTAGTTCTCGGAGTTATGGCTTCTTCTATTTTGTTGGCGTCTATCAATTTAGTAACGGGATCTATGTCCACAAAAACAGGTGTTGCACCAGCGATAAGAATAGCATTAGAAGTTGCTATAAAAGTAAATGGTGTTGTAATAACCTCATCCCCAGGCTTTAAGTCCATAGACCACAAAGGGGCGATCAGCGCACTGGTTCCATTGTTAACCGCAATAGATTGCTTAACTTTAAACCTTTTTGTAAATTCTTCCTCAAATATTTTTCTAACTATTGCTGGCATCTTTTACCTCTCCTTGAATCTTAGCTGGGTTGCCATAAACTAAAGTGTTTTTTGGTATACTTCTAGTGACTACACTGCCGGCACCTACTAAGGATTTAGAACCTATCGTAATTCCACACAAAATCGTGCTGTTTGCCCCAATACTAGCACCTCTACATATTAGAGTTTTACGAAACCGATCTTTCCAATCTCCAACTGCTCTGGGATATATGTCGTTTGTTGTTACAACATTTGGACCGATGAAAACGTCATTTTCAACTTTGACACCTTCATATATTAAGGAGTGGTTTTGAATTTTTACATTATCCCCGATGACCACATTTGGACCAATGTATACACCTTCTCCAATCACACAATTTTTACCGATTTTTGCCCCTTGGCATATATGAGAAAAAGCCCAAATTTTAGTGTTGTTTCCAACTTGTTCTGTTTCTACGATAGCAGTTTGGTGTATCATTTTCTCTCTCCATTTAGAACTTGATATATTCTTTCTGCCTTCTCAAGACTTACAGGATACGAAAGTTTAACTTTTTTTTGCTGTTCTGTATAGTAAAAAGGTCTAGGCCACGGAGGGGGAAGAGCCCTTGATAAATTATAGATGTCAATGGGGTTCATATTTTTAGTTATTTCTCCATCTTTATCCGACCTTTTTGAGCATTCAAAAATTATTTTTTTTTTGCTTTGTTCCACGGGATGTAAATCGTTGTCTCGATATTTTTTTAAAAACACGTCCCACATTTTACAAGATGTTGTTACCCCTTTTCTTAAAACATCGTTAGCATCCTCGTCAAATTCTATTTGAAAATCTTTCTGTAAGAAGATCTTTCCCCCGTCTATTTTATTTGTTAGTTCGTGAATAGTTACGCCACTAACATTCTCTCCGTTTATTAATTGCCAATTCAAAGCATGGCTTCCAGCATAATCAGGTAGCAACGATCCGTGAAAGTTTATTGATAAACGGTGTTTATCTAGAAGCGTACTTTGTATGACCCTGTTATAGTAAAAAGATACTAAAATATCGGCAGAAAATTTAATACACTCTTGTTTAAAATTTTCAAACCCCTTGTCTTTGATGCGTGGGTGATTATTAGGATAAACTATTTTGAGAGTGCAATCTTCTTTTAACTTATCAATAAAAGGAAAATAATGCTCATTATTTTTGGTAAATAAAAGTACTTTTATGGGATCATTTTTAGGCATCTTTTTAACACATATTCACAATGATCCTCCATTGAATATGATCCCCATTTAAATGTATTGATATAATCAGGACTTCTAACTATATCGATACATTTTTTTAGTTGTTTGTTTAAGTCCTGCTGTTTTTCCTCGTCGTAAATTAAACAAGATTCTTGATAGTAAGATGGTACTGTAACTGGCTTATTGCATAAAGTAATACATTTTGCGGCGATGCTTTCTCCCAATGTTCTTGGGTACCCTTTTGGCTGACCATATACTCGCATATCCATTGGTATAACAGAAATTTTTGAAAGGTATTTAACTTCACGAGCAAATTTTTTGTTGACTTGTCCAAGTATAAAGTAATCTATTTTTTTCTGCTCGCATATGCTTATTATGTCTTTTACATATTCGGCGTCCCGCAAAGGACCCATAAAAACTAAGACATAATCACTACACAATGTTTCATCGAGGTCTTTTATCATTTGTAATTGATTCTTTACATACCACATTGTCCCGCTGACTAAAATGATGTTTTCTTTTTTGTGTTTCGATAAAAATTCTACACACTGTTCTACGTAATCCGGACTTGCCGGAGGACACATATCTTCTTCTTCGAAATAGTAATCGGCATTTTTCAAGTTAGGTGCATAGGACATTGTTTTTATATTGACTCTGCAACCGCTTTTCTCCCAAACTTTATTATCATACGGTCTGCTCTTCATCGTATTAAAAACCGCTGATCTTCCGATGATAATATCATACGCTTCATTTAATGTTTCTATGGGGTTGATTTTTGTTTCTTGTATTTCATACCTGAATACATTTGTACCCCCTTTATCGTAGGTAAAATGTATCTTTGAATTTGGCAATACCTTAGAAGCATACAGCGGCAAACCCAAGGCTTCCATCTCTGCGTCCAGTGGGGAAAAGTGAGCAAATAACAGGTTGTATTTATGAAGGGATATTGTCTCTGCTGTGATACTGTTTAATAAATCAGAAACACAAAAAGAGTTGCAACCAAGCCTCTCTTGATTATATTGGCGAGGAGTTAATCTAAGTTCTGGTGAGTTTTTCCAATGATGTAAGGCGGCATACTTATTAATGAACGCCGATAAATTATTAGAAGTGTTTATTCTCATATTGTTGTGAAATATCTCTTAAAAATATTCTTTGTATCATCAGACAGCATAATTTCCTTTGCCCTGCGTAGGTCATCCATATCGGTCTCAGAATCATTCTTGTTTAAGGTTTTTTGAATATGGAGTAACCATTCGGGATCTGTCTCTAATCCAAGCCAACTGTTTATGTTCTTGGTGGTTATGCTAAAATCGTCTAAAAGGTCCTCATAATAAACCCTTAAATACAAATCAGGGTCAATATAATCTTCCACAGTAGAAGCAAGAATAGAATCATCTAAAACTTTTTTACAAGCCTTTTCATAGGTTTCAAATCCGTGAGATTTCATATAAGAACGAGCAGCAACAGCAGGGTTTCTAATCAGATGCAAAAAATAGAATTTATTTTTCGTGACAAAATCTAAGAATTCTTGCTTATGTTCCCTAAAGATAGAAGTGGTGCCGCCGGCTTTTTTGTCTCCTATTACCATGATTTCTTTTTTATTGAATTCTGGTAGTTCTGACAAGTGTCCCATCTCTTTCCATCTTTTTTGGTACTGGGACATTTTATACCCTGTGTTTTCTAATCCACTCTCAAACTGCCTTGTTGCCTCTTCATATAGATGACTAAAAGCCAAATCAGTAGAACACTTTTGTTTTACAACTTTGTCTAAAAATCGAGACTCGTTGGAGATCAAACAATTTGGGTGATAGTTTAGTACTTGACCGAGGAAGGTGCTTCCCGTTCTTCCGCTCCCTATAAAAAACAAGTACTTCATTTAATACTCCATAAAATTGTTTTTACAAAACATCAGCGCCTCTTCCAAAGATCCTACCTTGTACTGTCCTTGGTTTATTTTGGGGTCAGCGTGCATATGATATATTCTTGGTTTTAGATGAGATTCTCCGAATTCATGTTTGAATTTGTTTTGTTTTTCCCTATTGCCTCTACTTCGGATGTTATATTCAACAGGAAGTATATAATACCTCATATTTGAATGCCACAGTGCCGTTCTAAAAGTTGGTTGCTCGTAAGGCCATCGTGAAAAATAATGATAAAATAAATCCCTCCACGATTGGAAAAAATCCATAACTGGCTTTGATTTTTTAAATACCATAACACCAGGGTTAACTTCAGGGAAAGCGTATGGAATCGCAGCATATTCCGGTATTTTAGCAGAGATACTTTCTCTTTTTCTGGCTAAATCGTGACAAATGGCAAAATCAAATTTCTCTAGTATACCAAACATCTCCTCTATATTGTGATCAACAATAGTATCAGTATCTAGAAAGATAGTTTCATCGTAAGGTGTTTGATCTACATAATCTACTTTTGCTCGTATATGATTAACACTAATAACTCGACAGTCATCTACAAATTCTGAATCTACTAACCTGTCGCTATAAAAGGTTACTGGAAGATCTGGGCAGTTCTTTTTGACAGATTCCGCAGAGATTAATGCCTCTTTAATAAACGGCTCGTTGAAAGCAATATATAATACTCCTCTAGATGTCATTCCGAATCTCCTTTATATTATCATACAGTTTTTTTGCCCATTTTATAGGGTCATATTCTTGGTCAAATTTATTTTTAGCGGCTGTTGCTATTTTATTTCTTTTGTTTGCACTCGACAGAGATCTTAAAGCATTCAACCAACTGTCTGTATTATGGGCTACATAGCCGCAATTTTCGTCACCAAGAATATGAAAATTACTTGGTGTAATATCTGCCACAACAGGGATCCCTACTTGGTGAAAAACAAACGATCTTCCTGCATTAGACTTATTTTTAAACCTAATAATGAAGTCTGTTTCATATAGTCCCATTTCTGGGTTTGTTTTTATACCCATAAACTGGTTTGGGGTTATAGATGTTATATTGGGGACTAACCCAATGTCGCACTTCTTTATTTCTTCTACAATAGTATCTTTGTTCCAGTGAGATAGTTGTATATTTTTTATTCGTGGAACGCCAATAGACCACCCATTATAGCCTGGGGATGTTATTACCTTCAATTCAAAAGGCTGCTCTTTTTCAAAGGATTCAAGTGCTAACGATAAATACGGTGAAAATTTACTTAAATGAGTAAAACTACCATGATACCCAAGAGTTAAAATTTCTTTGTCTGTATGTTTTTTAATCTCAATATTTTGAAACATATCTTCAATCAAAGGGTAATAAAATACATTTGGATAACGAGAAAGACTTATTTTTTCTTCTAAGGATCCTACGATTACAAAATCACACAAGATGTTTTCTTTATCCGCTGCAAGATTTGTAACTCCTATAATTTTATCTGGATATTTTCTCTTTAAAATGTCTGCCCACTGCCAATCATTCTTGGATAAAATGATTACGTCTGCCTCTTCTATGTTGTCAAGAGATTCAATAAATTGTGCATCTATTCCTGCAATTTTAAAGTAGTTACATAAATCATTACACCAAATACGATAAGAACCAACCTTAATATCCCTCACGGTACTGTAAAAACGAATATTCATATCTTACATACGACCAAAAATAATCACTTGATGAGTGGGATTTCCAGATGCTGTTTTTCCAACATTGTGGACTCGATAGTTTTTCTTCATCTTACAAATTCTTTCAATATCATAATAGCATCCAAATCTTTCATCATAATCATCTAAAACCCAGATAGGGTTTTCGGATTGGAATTGTTTAAGGTTGATTATGTCTGCTATAACGGCTCCCTTATCGTGAGAGGCATCAATATAAAATAAATCTACATCTTTAACGTTGTGTGATTCAAGATGTTCTTTCAGGTCTTTTGAAGTCCCGCTAACAAAAGTTGTATTGTTTTGAAATTTTTCAACATATTTTTCATTTCTAACATCTCTAATATCAGCACTCCAAACATGCCCTTCTGTATCTGACAAACCCTCAGCAAAAGTGTAAAATTGCCAACCTTCGGCTGTTCCCATTTCTACTATTTTTTTACACCCTGCTATCTTAGCCAAAGATGACAAATAAAATCCACGTTTTGGCAGAATCTCTAAACACTCTTTTGCGGTTTCTTCAGTAAGTTTATAATTTTTTGTTTTTTGTATCTGTATGAGAAGATTAATATCATCCCATATTTGTTTATATTCTGAAGGAACTGTGAGTTCTTTTATTTTTCCAACTTTTTCATATGTTTTTGAAAGTAAATCGTTTTTTTCCAGGACTATTTCCCAGTTCATACCAAAAACATTTCGAGGTATTGATTCGTTTTTGATACATAAACTCTGATGAAACAAGGGCAACAGATCATGATCTGGCTTATTAACATAAAATTCTGTATATTCATCTTGGTCTACGTCTATCTGAAACTGGAAGAGTGCCTTGCCTCCAACTTTTAACACTCTTTCAATTTCAGATGCTTTTTTTTCAGGGTAAAGCGAATGATCATAGACGTTGCTAAATACAAAATCAAATTCGCCGTCTTTATATTGAAGATTGTGCATATCCCCCTCGACGACGTGCGGAGGACACGGGACAATATCTATACCACAAGCGTCTACGCCCAATTCTTTTAATGCTACCACTTCTTGACCAGTTCTAGCACCTATACATAGTGCTCTTTTGTTTCCCGTGTCAAGACCGTGGCGTACAAACAACTCCTTAAATCCCTGTAACTTGAGGTTCCATTCTTCGTTGAGCCATTTTTGGCGACGGACTGGATCTTCTGTTTTTGTTTTTTGAAACCTTATATACTCTTCATAAGATTTATGCCTACCTGTCGTCATTTGTTTGCTCCGTTATAAATTTCAAATACGCTTGAGATACTTTTTTCATATCATACTCACTATCATAAGAATTTTTAAGTTTTTGTGAAAAGTCTATCTGTGGGGGAGAATAGAGACGAACAGGCTCTAGGTCCCATTCATCTTCTTTTATGACAACGGCACCAATCCCAGCAATCTCTTTTGTTCCTCCAGAAGAGGAGCAAATAACTTGCGCACCGCACGCCCTAGCATCAACTACAACATTTGGACAATGATCAAGCCACGCTAAATGGATAAAATAATCAGATGCCTTCAATATAGTTAAAACATTTTCATATTTTAAATTCCCTAAATATCTTATCCTAGGGTCATCAATTGGTTTGTCATCGGTTTTCCCCATTACAAACAAAACGTCATTATCGTGACTGTGTTCTAGGAAATACCTTATATTCTCTTGTAGTCTTTTGTGGGGTCTCCAATGAGAAGCACAGGACCATATTTTGTTGTGTTTATTTTTTATGTGTTCTGGGACATCTGGAATTGATTGTATCAGCTCAAGACTGGCACCATTGTGAATAATCGTGCTGCTCTTATGTTCGCCAAAATATTTGGTCACTAATCTTTTATTAAAATCACTCTGAAAGATTACACCATCTGCAACCTTATACGTTTCTAATATTGGTTTGTTTTGTTGGGTATAGTTTTGTTCTGAATTAAAATATATCCCATCTAGTCTTTGGAATAGTTTTCCAGATGATGGAACTTTGATTTTCTGAATAAACGCCAACGTTGCCACTGGGTCCTGTAAGGCGTTGAATGTAATTCCCTGGTTCCTCAGGCAATCAAAAAGTTTCCTTCCAAAACAATTGGGACCGGAGTTGCTCGTAAGATCTACGTTCTGGAGATGAATGTTTGTCATAGGCTTGCCCGAGAGTATTTGTTTTTTGCTCTAATTTCTAGCATATTCTTGTGCTGTTGCTCTTGGGCAGTCTTATTAACAGCATTCGGATTTCCTACGTTATAAACGCACAACACCTCTTTAACATAAGAAGATTTTTCTCCTGCCATTTCTAGTGCAGGTAACATTATGGCTTGATCATAGGATGATTTAAAATATTCACCAGTTGAATTTAAAAAATCTCTTTTATCTATATTTTTCCAGACCTTAAACTTTAGCGTCTTTAGGTGAGATGCTCTCCAAGTATCGTCTCTAAAACTATTCTCGACAACAACCTCATCGGCGTATTTACTTGATTCTTGTCCTACTCTGCCAGTTGGAAACTCAATAAAACTCCCATAAGTCACCAAAGACCCATTATCATAATGCTTATCTAATACATCCAGTACATATTTATTAGACAACCAATCATCACCATCTAAAATAACAATAACCTCATCATCTTCAGGGGCGGCTAGATCTACTAGATCACTAATATTTTTCAGTGCATATTTCTTTTCTTCGTTTTTAACTAACACAAAGCGAGGATCGTCTCCTATCAACTCTTTGGCATTATTAAACGTTTTATCCGTGGATATATCGTCCCCTACATAACATCTCCAACGTTGCTTCTTCTGATCTTTTATGCTTTTGAGTGCGTGAGATATCCAAGACTCAGAATTATAGACAGGCACAATGAAGACATATTTTGTATTACTGTCTTCTTCACTAGGCTTTGGGACCAAGGATGCATTTGTGTTTTGGTGTAATATTTCCCAAAAATAGTCTGCTCTGCTTCCCAAGTAATTACATATCTTTGATGGATCTGTATCCTTAAACCAATCTTCATTTTTGTGTTGAACATTGTTATTAAGTCTTAGATCACATCCGAGCAAAGCTGCCTCAATCACTAGTCTTGGGCAAGTATCTGACCCTTTGGGTAAAAAAATCAACCCTTTATGTTGAGATATTTTTTGTAGCATATTGTCATAAGGAATACCTTGTACCACTTCATATTCTAAGTTATTTTCTGTAGCATACAATATAGCGTCCTCAGTTCCCTTGATCCAAGACTGTGAACCCATTATAAGGTAAGAATTTTTCTTATCTTTGGGCGTCTCTCTGAGGGTGCTTAACTTGTCTAGCAAATCATCATTAAAAATAGAACTCAAAACATAATTTTGCTTGTTTCTCAAAACTGGAAACCTGCTAAAGTATTTTTCGCTTTGGTTTTTGCTCATCCAAAAAACACTTGATGCTTTTGCTAAAAAAACAGCAAACAACTTTCCAAAAGAGCTATTTTCACATCTACATTCGCCTTCTACTTCTTCATGTTTCTCAACAGATCTCATAGAGCAAAATTTATAATCAAATTCAACTACAGAGTAATTTAATGTTTTTATTGCTTCCAAATAACAATTTTTTGCCATAAACGAAGTGTTAGTAAAAACCCAATGATAATCTTTCAGAGAATTTATTATGTCGGGAGTTACTTGTGCAGAATACAAATTAATTATCGGGCTCCAAGCCTTATCTAGAAGACCCTGTGTTGAAAGTTCTGCCCCTCCAGTGTAGTCTTTTAAGAAGGCATCCGAAACAAATACATACATTACTCTAATTGAGAGAAAAGATTCTCTATTTCCTCATCGGTGGTATCGACCTCTAAAACAGAATCTACATACTTTTTATAGATATTTTCTTCTGAAAACTCTTCATCTAAATATTCTTTGAGTTGTTGAGCCATCTTCTGCTTGGAGTTAATTGCTTCATAAGAGTTTCTCAGTGCTTTTTTGTAAGAGTCTTCTTCAACATAACACCACTTTGTACCTTCATTGATAACGCCTTTCCAAACAGCCGCCGGCTCAACTTCTTTCAAATCATATTTGATTTTTGTAAAGAGGGGCGTTTTTTTGACTTTTCCAGATTTTTCATTTTTAACAGGAGCATATAGAAAATCTACCTGCCCTGACCATGCCGGTGCAACAACTGGTAAGCCACTATAAGCCGCCTCAAAAATAGGCAACCCGTACCCCTCTCCGTGTGTCGTAGTAATATAGGACTTAATCCCAGGATGTTTATAGAGAGAATGTATTTCTTCCTCAGAGAGATTACCGTGAATTAGATAAACTTGACACTTACGGTCTGGATATTTATCACACCAGCCTTTGACTTTTTTTGTTGTCATAGCATCATCAATGATCGAGTGGTTTCCTGTGTGAAACTTCAAAACAAGACCAATCTCTTCGTCATCGTGAAATTCCTCAATAAATTGTTTTACAAGGACACCAACATTTTTCCTTGGCGATATTTGGGCTATAGCAAGAAAGTTAAAATCAGTATCTAGCTTTATGTCAATATCTACTGTATTTTTTTCTTTTACTGGGTATCCAATAACTTCTACAGGTGTTTCTAAATTAAGAATTCCTGATTCACCTGTTTTGGTGTTTTGATAAGGGTATGAAACATTCATCGATGTCTTGGAGTGCTCAGAAACTACAATAATTTTATCAACTTTGTTGCACGCCTGGAGCCATTCCGGAGATATTTTGTCCGTTTCAATACCAGCCGTTACACCGATATTAACTGTAGCATGATTCTCCCATTCTGTTGGCACAGTTACCTGCAACGACACATCAAACTGACCGTTTGTATGTGCCATTTTATTCATACACTGCAATATGTCCTGTACTTCTGGGTCAGAAACGTTTATGGGCCAATTTGAAACGCCCCATTCAATAGGCACCACATACAAGTCAAATTTGTCTGGTCGGCTCTTTAATGCTCTATACACTAATCGAGCGTGTTCACCGTACCCGCTTTTACTTAGGATTGGTCCTTTTAATAAAACTCGAATCATAACTTTTTAAATCTCCATTTAATGTGATTTTTTCTATTCTCCCAAGAACCATGCTGCTCGTATATATTAAGCATACATTGGACCCACTTATTGCCAAAATCAGAGAAATTATAGTTTTCCTCAACGTGTTTCCTGCCGGCTTTTCCAAGTTTTTGGCGCTCCTCAGAGGATAAATCATAAATTTTCTTAAGGGAGTTAATAAAATCTTCTTTAGAAATCCGGTCCTCGTAGATCCAAGGCACCTGCTGTGATCCGATTACTGATTTTGAAGTTGGCTCAATACCTACACCAAACCAGTCTGTTCCGTTTGTGACCTGCTCTTGAAGTCCTCCAGTCATATTTACAATAATTGGAGTTTCGCACGATAACGATTCAAGAGTTGCTAAACCAAAACCCTCAGCATCTGATATGTTAATAGTACAATCTGCAAGATTATAGAGCATCGACAAGTCTTGAGGAGACATCTTGTTTATAGAAAACCCTATCTGACCATCTCGCAGACCTAAGTGTTCAGCAATAACGCCCAGTGGCTGTCCGTGGGGATCATCTAGATCTGTGTGCATCAAAAGGGTGGCTTTATCATGACCTACTTCATCTAGAAATTCTTTAAACCAATAGATAAGCGTTCCAGACTGTTTTCTTCGGGCGTTACGATTATTCCAAAAAAAGACGACCTTGTTTTCCATATTATATTGTTTGCGAATATTTGAAATAATGTCTCGGTCTTCTTGGGAAAACCTTCTCTTGAAGATGCTTAAGTCCACAGCGTGAGGAATATATTGTTCATCCACGTTAGGACTAACAGTTTGTACAATATCGCTAGTGACCTTAGAGATGGTCACTATTTTATCATTCGAGTTATATTTTGACTGATTAAACGTTGGGTAAGGGTAATTGTCCCAAACGTGATAATAAACCATCGGGACATTCTCTCTAATTTCATCCTCCATATGCCACAACCACTCATAAAAACGAGGATCAGTCATAAAATATAAAATGTCGGGCTTAAACTGTAGCATAAAGCGGCGAACATCCTGCTGGGTTCCATACCCTTTTACAGGGAAAATTAGCCAATCTTCGCCGTATCCATCTACCTTAGTAGGTTCATATGATGGGTGGTCTACAGCACCACCAAGAGATATAACTTGAAACTTTCCAGACTTTAGAAGTGCCTCAATTACATACTTTGTTTGTGTTCCAACCCCAGATGGCAAAAGAGGGTGGTCACTAATCGTTAAAACTTTTATTTTCTTGTCGGACAAAATTGTTCCTCCTACGAACAGTATTCCGTCTGGTAAAACTCGCAAGTACCGAATCGGTCTTTACAGTTCGTACAAGCAGCACGGTTTTTAATATAGTTCTCTTTGTTAATATTATGCAACGCTTTTGTTAAGGCGTTAAGAGCATCTGTTGTTCTTTTTTTCGCTGCCGTCACCCGCACGAACTCGGCTTTCTTTCCAGCCTTCGCAGTTCGTTTGAGCAAAACGAAGTGACAGTCAACGTCTTTCGGGTCAACTTCATACTTCTGGGCATAGAAGTGTTTATAGAATACGAGTTGGTAGGCGAGGATCTTGTCGCTCTTCTTTTCACGACGCCATCCCCAGGAGCAGGT